GCAAAGGGTTAGATGCAACAGATAGTGATAGAAAGCCAAATGAATATGCGCAGATGAAAGTTTTATTTACTGATGAATGTGTTAGAAAGCTTTGTTATGATTTAAAATTAATGGGTCAGTGTGCTGTGCAAGTTATTTATTCAAAAGATAGATCACGTATTGCTGATTTGGAGCATTTGCCTGTGGAAACGTTGAGGGCTGAAAAAAGCGAAGATGGTGAGATCAAGGCATATTATTACGCAAGTGATTGGACACAAGTAAAACAAAATACAGAATTAAAAAGAATACCAGCCTTTGGTAAAAGTAATGAAAGCCTTGAGATTATGTATATTAAACCATACAGAGCAGGCTTTTTTTATTACTCACCAGTTGATTATCAAGGTGGCTTACAATATAGTGAACTAGAAGAAGAAGTTTCAAATTATCATCTAAATAACATACTTAATGGACTAGCACCATCAATGCTTATAAACTTTAATAACGGAGTGCCAAATGAAGAAGAAAGAGAACTCATAGAGCAAAGGATCTATCAAAAGTTTTCTGGTAGCAGCAACGCAGGTAAATTTATCTTAGCATTTAATGATAACCCAGAAAGTCAAGCCAGTATGGATCCTGTACAATTAAGTGATGCACACAATCAATACGAGTTTTTATCTAGCGAAAGCACAAGAAAAATAATGGTTAGTCATCGTGTTGTTAGCCCTATGTTACTTGGTATTAAAGATCAAACAGGTTTAGGCAATAATGCTGACGAATTAAAGACTGCTTCTATATTAATGGATAACACAGTTATTAGGCCGTTTCAAACGCTTTTGATAAATAGCTTTGAGCAAATATTAGCTTATAACAAAATCAGCCTTAATTTATACTTTAAAACGCTTCAGCCATTAGAGTTTACAGATCTTGATAATGTTGAGGATGAAGAAACAAGAGAAGAAGAAACAGGCGTAAAGCGTGAACTTGCTAGTGATGTTTATTTAGATAACGAAAGTATGTGTGAGTTAGCTGATGATTTAATTTCAAAAGGTGAAGAAATGGGAGATGATTGGGAGTTGATTGATGAAAGACCAGCGTTAGAAGATGAAACTGAAATACAAAACTACTTTGAGTTTGCTAGTGTAATGACTGGTGATGCTAGAAAAAAAAGCAAACAAGATACAAGTTTATTTAGAGTGCGTTACGCTTATTCTGGTGAATTAACAAGAGATAAAGATGGCAACGTAATCACTAGAGAATTTTGCCGAAAAATGCTAAAAGCTAATAGAGTTTATCGTGTTGAAGATTTGGATAAAAATAGTTTAGCTAACAAAGAATTAAGTCCAGCAGGTACAAATCTGGGTGGGTATAATATATGGAAATATAAAGGGGGTGCAAATTGCCATCACGTTTGGCTTCGTAGAATATATCTAAAGAAAGGCAACAAGAAAATATCAGTAGGTAGAGCAAGAAAAATAATTAGTGCGCTACCGATTGATGACAGAAAAGGTGCTAGATTTGAAGGTCCAGCAGCACCAAAGAAAAACCAAAACCCAAAGGAAGTGGCTATGCGACCAATTGATATGCCCAACCGTGGATACATAAACCCTAGATAATATTATGGCAACTACTTTATTTATAACACGAAAGCAACTAGTACAAAACACGATCCTTGATGGGAACGTAGATACTGACAAGTTCATACACTTCATCAAAATAGCACAGGAAATTCATATAAGAAACTTTTTAGGCACTGATCTGTATAATGCTATTGTTACAAAAATAAATGCTGGTAATTTAACAGGAGCATACTTAACACTAACAACAACCTATGTGCAACCTATGTTGATTCATTATGCTATGGCAGATTATTTACCCTTTGCAGCATATCAGATCAAAAATGGTGGCGTATTTAAACACACAAGCGAAAACGCAGAAAGTGTAAGCAAAAACGAAATAGATTATTTAGTAAAAAAAGAGAGAGACATAGCTGAATATTACACAAGGAGATTAATTGATTATTTAGATTTTAACAATAGCAGCTTTCCAGAATATTCAACAAATAGCAATGATGATATTTTCCCTGACAAAGATAGTTTATTTAATGGGTGGGTTTTATGAAAAAAAGAAATAGTAAACCTAAACAAAATAATGTAAAAAAATTATTAGTTTATTTAAAAAAAATAGTAAATGGCAACACTAACTAATACACAAATTTCGGTTACTTATGTAGGGTTACTTAAAACTTCTGGTAACACCATATTAGATTCTACACCTCAACAAATTACTGACGGTAATGGTAATAATTCACAACTATTTTTATCTACAACAAAGGTTGGTGTTGGTGCTACACCTAGTGGTTCTGATACCTTACAAATTACAGGAACTTCAAGTTTTTCAAGCCACGTAACTTTAGCTGATAATGCAGAGTTAAGAATAGGAACAAGTACTGATTTACAAGCATCACACGATGGCACCGATTCTTTTATAATAAATAATACTGGTGATTTATATCTAAGAAATACTGCCGATGACAAAGACATAATATTTCAGTCTGATGACGGATCTGGGGGTGTAGAAACTTATTTTCTTTTAGATGGTAGTGCCAATAGTGATGGAAACCCCAGAACTATATTTCCTGATAATGCCATACTAGCTTTAGGCACATCACAAGATTTTACAATGCAGCACAATGCTACTAATACAGAACTTGTAAATGTAACAGGTAATTTAAATATAAAAAATAGTTCAACAGATGGTGATATAAGTTTTTTTAGTGATGATGGCTCTGGTGGTGTTACTGAATATTTTAGAGTAGATGGTGGCGCAGAGCAAGTAATTTTTTCTAAAGAAATAAAACTTCTTGATAATATTACATTAAAATTAGGTGACGCAAACGGGGGCGATCTTACTTTAAATCACAACGGTTCAAATAGCTTTATAGGTAATTCAACAGGCGATTTAACTATAACAAACAGTGCTAATGATCAAGATATTGTATTTAGATGTGATGACGGTTCTGGTGGTGTTACTGAATACGTTAGAATTGATGGGGGCGCACAAAAAACACTATTTTTTGAAAAAACAGAACATCAAGATAGTGTTAAAGGACAATTTGGAAATTCAGGTGATTTTAATATTTTTCATAACGGTACAAATACTTTTTTAGAAAACGATACAGGTGATTTATACATAAGAAATAATGCTGATGATAAAGATATAATTTTCGAATGTGATGATGGAAGTGGTGGAGTTGCTGCATACTTATCTTTAGATGGTTCTACAACAATGACAAAATTTCAAAAAAATGTAATGTTTCAAGATAGTGTTATTGTTTATTATGGAACTGGATTTGATTTTTTTATAACTCACGATGGCACAAATACATCAATGACAAATCAAACTGGCAATTTAACGATCTCAAACTCGGCTGATGATTCTGATATTACATTTAATTGCGATGACGGTTCAGGTGGTACGACTGAATACTTTAGAGTCGATGGGGGTTCAAAACAAATAAGGGTTTCAGAAGAATTAAATATTTTAGATAATGTAAATGCAACTTTTGGTAATTCTAATGATTTAGAAATTTCACACAATGGTACAAATTCCCAAATAGAAAGTAAGACTGGTAATTTAAATATTAAAGCTACAAGTACAGATGGTGATATAAAATTTTTCTTAGATGACGGTTCTGGTGGGACATCGCAGTACGTAAGAATGGATGGTGGCGAAGAACAAGTATTATTTTTAAAATCAACAGAACATCAAGATAATATAAAAGCTACATTCGGTACCGCAGGTGATTTAGAAATTTATCACGATGGTAGTAATTCCTATATACAAGATACAGGTACAGGAAATTTATTAATAACAGGTTCAGATTCAATACAATTAAAATCAGCTGGGGATGAATTTTATATTTTTTGCAGTGCAGATGGTCAAGTTGCTTTATATAATAACGGTGTCAAAAAGTTTGAAACTTCAGGCACTGGAGTAGCAGTTACTGGTGGTATGACATTAAGTGGAAATGTTGAGGGTAGAAAAATACCTTTTGTGTTTAG